ATTTGCAGTTGATCAGGGTTATATTTCTAGAAATCCTTGTAACTCTGACGATAGAAAAGAGATAAAAGGAACTGTGATTGAAAGAGGCGGATATTCTCACGATCATGTTTTGAAATTAATTCAGGCTGAAAAAACTTTATATCTAGATACGTTCATAATGTTTTCTGCTTTTACTGGAATATCAGCTAACGAACTTCAGGGATTGCAGTGGAAGGATATTAACTTCACTAAGTCTGAGGTTACTATTAAAAGAAACGTCTATAGATATGACACTCAGGAACTAAAAAATAATTTTAGAGAAAGAGTATTAGGCTTGCCTTCTCAGGTTATGACATTGCTAAAAAAATGGAAATTAAACTCAATGTGTGACTTTTGGGTATTTCCAAATTCAAATGGAAAAAAACCATTTGAGCAAAATGCTATGAGAAAATTAATCTCTACAGTTTGTAAGAGAGCAGGAGTGCCTGACTATGGTATTGGTGGCTTTAGGAAGTACTACAACACTAGCATGATTGGTGAAGTGCCTGATCATATCAGGAAGGCTAGAATGGGTCACTCAAAGAACTCTAAGACTGCTGAAGTTCATTATACAGTTATTGATTTAGAGCAGGCTAGAAGTCCAGTACAAGCTGAGAAATTAATGCAGAGATTATTGGGTTAGATATCGTCTAAGGTAGTTCGTCTCCAAATCTCAGTATGCCCCTTCTTTTTATAGGGGGTATCGTCACTGACTTTGAGATTTTCTGCACCCCAATTTTCTTTCTCAGCATTTTTATTTTTTTCTCGAAGTTCATCAAAAATTTTTAAAAGTTCGTGGTTGCCATCTTTCTTATCGGTTTGGCAGTCATAGCACATAGTCGCTCGATATCGTTTGGTTTTTGTTTTAGGCATTTTAGCCTTACAATATTTACAATAATCAAAGCGATTGAAACTCATCTCTCAACCTTTTTTGTTCTTTTAAATAATTGTCAAAACATTCATGTCCGCAAAATTCAACTTTCAACATATTAATCAAGCCACCATATCTCCAATCAAAAGCCTTTCCGCATTGATCACATTTAGTCATTAGAGGAGTTGGATGAACATATACTGTTGTCGGCTTTTTCCACTTGCTCATTCTCACAAACTCCTGAACAACAATCTAATGGTACTGTTAGCTTGCATATCTGACATTGTTCCGCAGATCTTGTAATAATTGGCTTCCATGCCGACTTGCATACTGGACATATTTCCATAGCTAACTCCTCTTGTATCTAACTCCATCTCTTGCAGAGCCATTTTTATATTGATATTTATTATTGCTTTCCATGACCTCAGATAAGGATGAACTGCCATAGGATATTTGAGTTGCTTGTCTCGAAAAACTGCCATACATATCCGCATCATCTTTTGCTATTGTCTGACTGCCCCAATCATCAACTTCATTAGATTTTTGACTGCTTAGTTCTTTAAACATTTGTTTAAGTTCAGTGCTTCCACTGGCACGATCACCACGACACATAAAACAAGTTTTAGGACTATCTCGTCTTTGTTTGGCTTTCTTTAATGGATCTCCACAAACACTGCAATTTTCAAAATTTTTATTATCTATTGCAATTTGCTCTTTAGTCCTGCGAAAAATAGGAAGGTGTTTATTTGGTTTGTTTGTCATTTTTTTCTTTCTCAATAAACTCCCCACCGATACCGCTATATCCTGCGATATCGATCCAACTATCTTTTTTGGATGGGGAATAAATAAGTCTAGCGACCTTTAATAAGATTAAGCAGAGGACAACTTGTTGGGTAGTTACTTTTATTCCAAAAACAACTGACCACAACTCAGCGATCCTCTTATGGTTATCGTGAGCATCTCCATAATCGTCTGCTCGATCTCCATTGATTAATCCTATCGCACTTTTTAAAATATCTTCTCTTTTCATCTAGAAGGGTATTTCATCGTCTAAAGTGTTATTGTCGGCTATGGTTGTAGAATTAGTCATAGTTTGACCTTCAGCATCTTTAGGAGCAGATCCAAATGCAAGACTTTGAACATTTAAAGATAGGGATGTTTTAGTTTGCCCATCTTTATCATATTCTCTTGTGGATAACTCTCCGACTAAAATGACTTGCTGACCTTTTAAAAGGCTTTTGTTTAAGGCTTCTCCTCTTTTGCCCCAAATAGCACATTCAATCCATAAAGTTGTTTTTCGATCTCCAAAGCCAACGTCAGAAGCTATGGAAAAATTACAAACCATATTTTCTCCAACTGGTTTAAGCACAGCATCACGAGGAAGCCTGCCTTCAAAAGTACAAGTATTCATTAGTTAAGTTCTCCTTTTTTTGTTTTAAATTTTTGGATTATTTTATCGTCAGTCGGTTTATGCTTCACATATAAATCAGTTAATTCTTTTTGTGATTTTGCATTATCAATTAGTGAATTTAGATCAGATTTGGGTTCAGGGTCAGGGTCATCATCTTGATCCCATCCCATTGCACTGATGCCATCATTATCGGCAGTTGGTATAGAAAACGAACTTAGTATTGAGTATCTCCGAGCATAACTGACACTGCCGAAAAATTTATGTGGGTCATTGTAATCTTTGCATTTGATTGGAGTTCTATCTGATAAAGTTTCTCCTGAACTATGCATAATTATTGTAGAAACAAAATACTCGCCATCCTCAAAGTTTATGTTTTGAGTAAAAGTTAAATCAAAATCTACTGCCTTTCTGCAAACAGTTATAGCTTCTTCTAGTGATGCATAAGTTGATGACTTGTTACCTTTTTTAAAAAAACTATTTTCAGCCTTTTCCTCAGCAAAAGGTCTTGTCTTATGAAATGAAATAAGTGCCTTTGCTAATTGTGAGCCTACTCCGATAGGCTTGGAGGAGGTGTGACCTATCGGAGCAGTGTGATCTTCAGTTTTATTGGGAGCGACTGAAGATCCTAATTTTGGTTTTGGTATTATATTTCCTAATTGTTGCATAATGTTATCCTCTTACTATTATTTTTTGCGACTTTGACTTGTATTCCATGACCAAATGCTTCACTGGCATTTCGTGGAACTAATTTTTTGATACTATTTTCAGCATCTTTAAAAATTTGATTTGCTCCAAAAGATTGAATATATTGCTCCGCCCTTGCTTTCCACAATGGATCAGCATTCATATCTACTGGTACTTTATCCTCTTGAGGAATTGGTGCTTCAGCAGTTGGAATGTCAGTTGGCTCAATATCCATCTCGACACAACCCATAAACCACTTAGCAACATCAATTAATTTTTGCTGATACTCTTTATCTATTTTGACTTCATGGATAACTGGCTGATCGCCTGCCTTAATAAAAGACAACAACCCATAAGGACATTTTTTGCCAGTGGTCTCTTCAATTAAATAGGCATTCCAGTGTAGTTGTGGACTGTAGTATTTAACTAAGCGAGGGATTACGTCTTTATATTCTTCATCTCTTTTAGGTCTACCCATCGTGAACTTAGCATCAATAACAGCTAATCTATTTTTGTAGCCTTTAACAACTCCATCAACAGTGCATCTCATAAAGGGATATTTCGTGCCATTGTAAACTTTTTGGCGGTCAATTATGGGAAGGTCTAAATAATGCTCAGACCACTCGATATTAGCTTCCTCAGTTATATGCCCCATGATAACTGCCCAAACCATTGTCAAGTCATCTCGTTCAATCTTGCCAGTTTTTTGTTGGAATAATTTTAATATGCGTTCAGGTTCGCCTGAAGCTAGTGTGGTGATATCACTACCACCAATCGTGTTTTTACGTTCAGCTAGACTTTTTGTGTCTAATCCAAACTTCTCAAAATATGGATATGCCATAGGTAATCTCCTCTCAATTCATAGAAGAGATTATACCTTATAGGAATATATTGCAATATATTTATTCTATATTGGTTCTAGTACCAACTATTTTATGTATGGCTTTTATATCTGAATTTTTAAAAACCTCAGTATTCTCAGGATTTAGGGTTGATAGTTTATACTGCCTATCAGTGACTTCAAAAACCCTGCGGACTAATCCTGCAACTTTGCCTGCAACATCTATATGAACAACTGCATAGTCTTTTTCCTTAACTTGCAATGTGGGATCTACATAAAGTATTTCACCATATAAATATCGTTGCTCCATATTTTCAGAAAGCATAAAGCAGGCATATGCCTCTAGATTACCAA